TTACCCATTTCAATCCTACTTTACATTTGATTCTTACTCCAATGTAAACTATTTAATTAGGTGTCGTTCATATTCTAATTCATCCATACGTTGATTGCAATACTCATCAACACATATATTACCTTCATTTGTGTTATGACTTCTAACCCACTCGAAAGATAAAAATGAAAAACGTTGAATCTGATTAATTAACTCTTCCCATAACTCCTTATTCTTAACAGGTTCACCTTTTGAATTATGCCACCCATTACGTTGCCAGCCAGTATACCACTTCTTATTCATGCAGTCAACAATATATCGTGAGTCTGTAATTACTTTAATTGGCATATTAGGTTTCTTAATTGTTTTTAATCCTTCTACTACTGCCTTAATTTCCATCATTTGATTAGTTGCACTCATTACAGCACCACCACTAATCTTTTCCAATGATTTATATTTAAGATAATAGGCATAAGCACTTACATCTGTTGAACCTCTATGAGCACCATCGGCGTAAATTTCAATCATTACATCTGACGGCTTGCTCTCTTGTTGTGGTTTAAACATAATACCCTCCTTAAAAATTAAACCCAATTGTAACAGGTTTAACAGTTTCTTGTGTTGTTATTTCAATATCCTCACAAACAATTTGATTAGTAATATCTCCACCCCAGTTATTCTCACTCGCTTTACCTAAGATATTAACTGTGATTACTGGATTAAAACCTTTTTTCATATCATCAATGAATTCATTATTATTATAACATACAAATGTCATTCCGTCAACAATAGCTGTAAACATACTGCCACGCACTCTAATTGACTTTTTGGGAATTGATAATTGTTTGAATCCTAATGTAGGTTCAGTTACTTTACCACCAAATAACATCATGTTATCAATAATAGATTGAACATCTTCCTTTAAATTGTACGTGTTTTGTGTATATAATTTATCAACTGTATAGGTTGGTTCAGGTGTTTTAATGCTTGGCATACTGTCTAACAACTCTAAACCTTTACTGCTGATTGATACACCAAAAGCATTTTCATGACCCTGTGCAAAAATAAACGCTTTAGAATCTTCACAATATTGTTTAAAGTTAGGCATTACTTTTTCAAAACCGCGTCCTGAACCATTAAAATCACCATTTTCAAACAACACCAGAGCTGGTCGTTGATATTGATTAGTAAACTTATTAGCAATTAAACCTGTAACTGATGGATATTTGTTGTCATCTGGATTAATAATTGACACTGTAAAACTATCATGAACAGTGGTTTTAATACTACCTACAATCTTTTTTACGTAGTTATCTTGCTTAGTTTTAACACTATTCATCATATCATGAACAATTTCATAACGTGTTTGCATTAGTTCAATTTGTCTAAATTTACCTGTTGATGGGTTCTTTTTACGTTTCATGACTGGTACTTTATCATCATTTAACCACTCAGCTAAAGCGTATAATAAATCTTCTCGTTGGTCAATCTTACCAATCCGTGTAATCGCATTAATACGCGGGATAATACTAAATGATAAATCATGCGGTGTGGGCATATCAGTTCCAAAGAAAGTCTTAATTAACTTGCCACTTAAATTATTTAATCCATCTAACACTTCTCTGCGGATTGTTAAATCTGAAATATCACTAGCATCGGCAACCTGTCCAATTGATTCAAGAGTTTGTTCAACTCCTAGGTAACCATTATATTCCCAGCTACTCTTAAGTTTTTCAATTACCTTCATAACCATACCAACACCAGTGTAGTTACGATTAATCAAACTTTCTTCCCATTGATTGCTCAAGATAGCTACATTTTCATGTTTATACACATCACTGTTTTCATTTTCAATAATATGGTGGTCAACAACAATCATGTCACAATTAATATCACCCATGGCTCGAGTATCATTCACACTAGAATCTGGTAACAACAGCAATCCAATATTCAATCTGTTAATATTTTCCTTAACAAGGTCTATATTAGCTTCCAGTCCATGGCTTTTCACTTCTGGAATAATAGGGAACACTTTAAGTCCAACATTAGCCAAGAAGTGCATTAACATAGCACTAGAACAGTAGCCATCTGCATCAGAATCGACTAAAATTCCCACATTCTCATTATATCTCTTTGATAACGTCAGCATGATATAAGCTTTATCGAAGTTTAAAATTCCTGTATCATTGATTAAGCTATCGGGGGGTGAAATAAATGTTCCAATATCATTAATTCCACGTGTTTCCAATATTCCTGTGATTAAATCATCTTTAATATTTCTTGTTTTAAATTTCATATTAAACTCCTAAATGTATAATCTTTCTTTATATAGTTGTTCAAACACTTCTTTACCTTTATCTACTGGACTATCTTTGTAATCCAATAAGTTTGTTGAATCCCACATTACTGATACATTATATCTATTAGCAAGTTTGCCATAGATTTTCATAATTTTTTCAGCATAAATCTGAGCTTCCATACTGTTTGCATCGGTAAACTCCTTGTCAATAGCAACAATTATCTCATTTACATCTGTTAAATCGTCAATAATCTTTTCTTGGTATGCTGTCATGTTGCTACCACTAATTGCCACTGAATAATTATTATTAGGAAAATAGTCTTCCATCTTTAATACTGATTTCTCACCTTCAAATATAATAATTTTCTTGTCTTTATTAATAACTTCTCTGTTTTGATAAAAACCATATAAATTCATACCAGTTAAATATCTCATAGATTTACCATTCATGAAGATAGGAATATACTTTCTACCTAAATCTAATTGTTCTTGATTCAGATTTCTAACACGTATTCCTACTAAATCACCATTGGTGTTACGATGTGGAATTACAATTTGATTATCCAATAATTGATATTTAATTTCAAACTTGTCCATAGTGTGCATTGAAATACCTTCATCAATCCAACCTTTAAAATAATATGAATAGAAACCATTCATTAACCCTTCATCTAGTTTAGTTAGTGGAGTCATTTCAACTTTCTTTGGTTGGTAATTTGGAATTTCAACAACATCTAAATCTTCAATACTATGGAAACCAGCTCTTATACCACTTATATTAAACCTTTTTGCGATAAATTGCAAGGCTTGTGCGAAATTAATTTCTTTAATCTTAGCAACTAATGAGAATATATCCATACTACCACAACTAGTATAGCACATAAACATATGCGTGTCTTTATAGTAGATTAATTTGTGACTATCACCACCATGGCACACTGTTAAACATTCAATCTTATTATCACTTTCATCAGGTTCGGCACCTAAATCAACTAGTAATGTTAAGATATTATCTTCTGTTAAAGATTCTTTTACTTCACTAGCAGTTAGCATACTTCACCTCCTAAAAGTCTACAATTTCACCCTGTGACCCATCTTCATCAATCGCTTCTGTTTTAGCTAGTTCTACTAAATTATAATCATAATCAGTTACAAATAAAGGTTCTTCACGCATATTACCCATATCATAATAACTCCAAATTACAATATCTTTAATGTTGGCGCGGTTTTTATATACCCATGTAGCATAATTAGGCTTCTTATTAAAACCTTTAGCTAAAATTGGTTCTAACGCCTTTAAATCTTTGGAGTTAGCTTGAGTAATAATTAGTCCATAATCAACCTTATCTGGTACTGATTTAGAACCACGTAAAGAGTTTTCAGAGTGACTAATACGATTGTCAGGGTCTTTTTCTTTAGCGTTTAATTGAGTTGAACTTAACATGAAGATATTAAACTTTTCACTTAGCATTTTTAGTTTCTTAGATAGGTTTAATATTACTTCATCTTCACGCATTGTGTGTCCAAATTCTTCTTGTAGCGCCTTACTTAGTTTACCATTGTTTTGAATATAATCAAACACACAATATTTAATACCATTATTAATAACATGGTCTTCAATAATCATTTCTAAGTCAGTAACACTAAACTCTTCCATATATACAAAGTGCATTTGAGAACGCTTTAACACTTCAATGGCTTTGTTTAACCGTCTTAATTGTGTATTATCAAAATTACCTTGTTCAATGTCGCTAGTGGTTAATCCTGAAAGATATGCCAATGCAATCACTTGTAATTCTTGTTTATTTAATTCTGTTGAAATAAACAAAATAGGATAACCTTTACCAGTTTTAATCCAATTACCTGTTCCAAGTTCATATAATTCGTCACACGCAACATTAAGCATATCACGGATGGCGCTACGAGTCTTGGACGACCCTGTGCTGCCTGAGCGCAACATGAACTTACCTTCGCGCATACCACGGAACAAAGTATTATAATATGGATTAGTAAAACCATGTCCCATTTCAGGTGTTTCATTTAATCGTTCCAATAGTGTATCAATATCATCTTTTAATTCAAATTGTACGATGTCACTACCAGTATCACTAGTAATTTCACTTCTGATAGCTAACATTTTACTCATGTAATGATTAACAATATCCTCAATTGACATTTCATTAATCACTTTAGCACCTTGATTAGCAATATTTGGGTCAACATTATTAAAATCATATAAGTCTGATATTTCAATTCCATTATTTACATATTTTCTTAATAATGCATATTTCTTAATTTCAATCAATGCTGAATCATAAAGTTCTGCTTTACTATATTCAATACTTTGGTTTAAATAAGTAATTCCATCTGATTCACTCCAAATTGCATAATACTTTGGATAAGTGCTTAGATAGTTATCAATATCTGCTTCATTAATTGACTTTAAACTAGCATTTGAATAAACTAAATTATTAATCGCACCAAACACAATTTTATGAAATTCTTGCATAAAGTCATTTGGTGTTAATTTTAGTTTGCTACTGCGTAATAGTTGTGGATTCTTACAGAACTCACCTAATACAATACCGATGGAACGTGTAGGGTTTAATGCACCTAATTGAGCCATGTTGAATCATCTCCGAAATCTACTAGTTTTTCTTTAGCATATAGATTATTCTCCAATCTATTGCGTTGAACCATTACTGTATCATCTTTAGTTTGAGTAGGCATTGAGTTAGCTTGAATATCTTTACGTGTTTGTT